AGCAACTCCAGCGTTTGATACACCTCCGCAGTTATATTTTTTAAAACTTAACTCTGCTGCTAGAGTGGATCTTGTTTCTGTTGCAAGGACAAACTTGTCAATTGTTTTACCTCCAGCAGGTGAACCACCACGGTAACCGCCAGCCCAATACCCTGTAGAAGAGCCATTTATTAATGGAATTGAATCACTAACGTTAAAACTTAATGTTGCGCCTAAAGCAGAAAAGACCTCTGTTGATCCTGGCATTTTACGAATAACATTATTAAAGCCACTTTGATTAGGATCACCACCAGCAATGTAACCTGCTGTTGGACTACTAGGTGTAACGCTATTACTAGCAGCACTTGCTGGACTTGTACCTGTTGTATTAGCACCGCTTACTGTAAATGTATAAGACGTACCACCAGTTAATCCACTCACTGTTATAGGTGATGCACCAGTACCAGTTATAGATCCAGGAGTAGAAGTTGCAGTAAAAGTTGTAACAGCGCCACCAGTCGCAGCAGCAGTATAAGTTACAGTTGCTGATCCAGTGCCAGCGGTAGCAGTACCAATAGTCGGCGCATCAGGGACGTCATCAATCTCAGTAACGGCGTTTAAGCCATCAGGAGTTCCTTCAATGCGCTCATCTTGCGCTCTACGTATAGACATGTATTAACCTAACTTTGCCCAAATATGATCTACAATATTAGATAGTGGAATAATCTCTTCTGTTATTGGATCTTTAAACTCAAAGCCCTTACTCTCAACATAGGTAGTTAGTGCTGCCTTATTAGCAAAGCCTGCTTGTGGAGCATCATCATTAGCAACTCCTACTAGATCCCAATCCTGTGGTGATGCACCACTATTAGCAACAGCAAGATAACCACCATCTACAACATACTCAGGAATAGTTCCTTCAAGGGTAAGTGTATATTTAATAAGTTTCATTATAGTCCTCCGTGTCCGTTTGAACAGGCTGCTGGGTATCCTCTAGCAGTAAGTAAATCACCAAAGTCAGTAGCGTTACCCGTGTTTGCTATAGTAATATAATCTATAACATTAATTTCTACTTCGCCACCACTATAGTCATATCCACCACCAAAGACACCCCTAGTAGGAGAAGAGGTAGAACCCATACCATATTTAGTACTACTTAAGTTACCAAAACTAGCAGCATTACCAGTAGTTGCTATGGTAAAATAATCAATAACATTTCCACCAGTGTTGTGTCCTCCAGCAATTATTCCTCTAGTAGAACTAGAGCATCCATTTAAATATCCTCTTGCAACAGTTAGGTCACCAAAATCGGTGGTATTACCTGTAGATGAAATAGTTACATAACCAATGTCATTAGAATAAATTTCGCTTTGACCACCAGCAAAGATACCTCTAGTTGGCGAAGCACAGGCTCCAACCCATTGGGTAGCACGATATAAGTCACCAAAATCAGTGGCATTACCAACAGATGCTATAGTTACGTAATCTATTATATTGGTATAAGTACCGCTACCTGCAGTTAAACCACCACCAAATATGCCACGAGTAGAATTAGAAAGACCAGTTACACCATTTCTTACTTGGGTTAAATCTCCAAAATCAGTTCCATTGCCTGCAGAGGCAATAGTCACATATTCAATGTTATTAACTTGATTTGGATAAGGACCACCACCAGCCCATAGACCTCTAGTGGTTGAAGAGCAAGTTCCTCTTCCATATCCTCCAGTAATTAAATCTCCAAAGTCAGTAGCGTTGCCTGTTGATGATACATTAATATATTGTATTACATCAGAACCACTGCTACCGCCACCAAACAAGGCTCTAGTAGCAGCAGTAGGAGTAACGCTATTACTAGCCGCACTTGCTGCGGATGTACCTGTTGTATTAGCACCGCTTACTGTAAATGTGTAAGATGTGCTAGCAGTTAATCCACTAACTGTTATAGGTGATGCACCTGTGCCAGTAACAGATCCAGGAGAGGATGTTGCAGTAAAAGTTGTAACAGCGCCACCAGTCGCAGCAGCGGTATAAGTTACAGTTGCTGATTCAGTGCCAGCGGTAGCAGTACCAATAGTCGGCGCATCAGGAACGTCATCAATGGGGGTATTACCCGCCATGACACTCTTTAGCGAGACTCTGTTAGTGATAGTCACTTAATTATCCTAACTTAGTTTTAAGAGATTGTGCTTCCGTATGCAGAGAAGGACATTGTTGCAGAAGACCCATAGACACGAATACGATCACCAGCAGCCAGAGTTAATCCGACCGTTAGTACTGTGGCATCTGATGCAGCAACAGTTGCTCCATAAACAATGTAATGTTTTGCTGTTGCAGATGATCCAGCATCAGCAGATGGTTGAACTGCAATGCGGTAGGTAGCAGACGTTGCTGCTTGGTTACAGATAACGAGTGAAGACACTACAGTCTCAACGCTAGTTGAGGTATAGAGAGTTCCTTCTGTTGTTGCGCCAAGAGTAGCGGTTGCTACCTGGCCTAAAATTTTATACGCTGTTGCCATGAGACTCCTTCGAAGGGGATAAGCATAGGTTAGTTGGTACAGTAAAGGTATGTGGGCTAAAGTGTCCCTATGAATTTGGTGCACAAATCGGTTTCTCAAGGGGGCAAATTAGCGCCCCTAATTCTACCGCACTCTCATACCTTGGGTATGGGCTTAATGAACCCATCAATATTTATTGATGATGATGGTGACATCTTGGTAAATATTCGGCATGTAAATTACACGCTCTATCACTCAGAAAAAGATCAAAGATTCTTTAGTCCTTGGGGACCACTCTCCTATCTACATCCTGAAAGAGATCAGCGACTAGTTACTACTAACTACATAGGACGCCTTGATAAAGATTACAACTTAATTAATTTTACTAAGGTCGATTACTCTCGCTTTGATGTTCCTCCCATCTGGGAGTTTGTTGGCGAAGAGGATGTCCGCATCACGCAGTGGGATGGCAACTACTACCTGATCGGGGTACGGCGTGATACCACGCCCAATGGGCAAGGTCGCATGGAGTACTCTAAGATCGAATTAGATAAAACCAATTGGACAGCCACAGAGGTGCAGCGAGTTCGTATCCCACCTCCTGTTGATGTTAATTCTTATTGTGAAAAGAATTGGATGCCTATCCTTGATATGCCGTATCATTTTGTTAAGTGGGCTATGCCTACCGAAGTTGTTTGGGCTGATCCTAATAAGTCGCAGTCTAAGCAGGTACTGACAAAAGAAACTCCGCCGATTTCTCCTGATCAACGTGGTGGTACTAACATCGTTGCTTGGGGCGATTACTACATTGCGTTTACTCATGAAGTTAGATTGTGGAAGAATTATTTAAATCAGAAGGACTCTGTATACCGACATCGAATGATTGTCTGGGATAAAGAGTTTAACTTTGTTGGAGTTACAAATCCATTTGCATTCTTAGATACTCCTATCGAGTTCTGTGTAGGTGCTGCCATTATAAAGAAGAAGTTAGTATTAACCTTTGGCGTTCAAGATAATTGTGCCTTTGTTTTTGAGGTTCCTAAGAAGGTTGTTAATGGAATGATTACGGAGGCCATGTCTTATGGACGTTAAAGAGTTCGCTTTAAAACTGGCTGAAAATCCTAATGATCCTCAGATTAACTTTGATCTAGCATCTGCTTATGAAGAACAGTTACAGCATGCATCCGCTGCAGGGTTCTATTTACGAGCCGCTGAACACGGGTACAAAACTCACCCATTAATAACATACACCTCACTATTAAAGATGGCACTGTGTTGGAACGCTCAAGGAGATAGGAACCGAACTGTCTATAACAATATTATGCAGGCCATTGCATACTTACCAAATAGACCAGAGGCGTATTTTTTACTCTCTAGAATTAAAGAACGAAACAAGGAATATCAAGAGTGCTATACCTACGCAGAGTTAGGGCTACTGTTTGCAACAAATGCCTTTAATCAACCTCTTCCAGGGTACGTTGAGTACAACGGAACCTACTGCCTATTATTTGAGAAGGCTGTTGCTGGATGGTGGATTGGGCGCAAAGATGAAAGCAAAACTCTATTCCAGCACCTACTAGATGATCACAAGATGGCTGAGGAGTATGTGAATGGATGTCTTAATAATATGAAATTGTTTATCTGATGTTTCCTAATTGGTTTAAAGATGTAGAGAAGTACTTCAGACATGTGCCAAGTGTTCCACTTCGTGCACTGCAGATCGGTACCTACACAGGCGACGCCACTGAGTGGCTATTAAAGAATCGCACAATTGAATATCTAGATGATGTAGATACCTGGGAGGGCAGTGAAGAAGTCGCCCATGAATCTCTGGATTTTTCTTCAGTAGAGGCTTACTACGATTCAAGATTCCCAAAGGATGGAAGGATCCTAAAGCATAAGATGACCAGCGATGAGTTCTTCTTAAGAGGC